TTAAACGTTGGCAGGTACCCAAGTCTTACCATCTGTCGTTTTTTGGATACCGCTTGAAGTAACTCTTAGCCCGTAATTTCCTGCCAGTATGGTAGTCGATGCAAGCGTTGTGTTGCCGACAAGTGTCTTGTCCCCAGTAATTGTTTCGTTGCCTTTGTTGTGTACAACTGTGGAATCGTCAGCAAGAAGTTTCCAAGTCGTCCAATCAGTAGCAGATTTTGTCCGCACATACGTACTATTTCGCGACACATCATACGCTATTTGGATAGTTATGGAGATACCATATTCATTAGCTTTAAAACAATGAACGTAATAAAAGGCTCCAGGAAGTCCCCAGTTAGCCAGACCACTTACATCACCCCAACCATTAAGATACATCCATCCCATAGGAATATCATTCATATCCGTATAGGTTCCATCAATTCTCGCAATAGTTTTTTCATTAGCGGGGATAATATCGGTTCCATTTACGGATATTGTACCATTCTTGTTATCAGTGACTTTAGTGCTTAATCCATTGTTTAAGTCAGTAACAGTAGCGTAGTTACTTAAATCTGGAGGGTCACCTTGTGGTCCTTGTGGTCCTTGCGGCCCTGTTGCTCCAGTTGGCCCAGCGTCGCCTTTTTCCCCTTTGTCACCCCGAGGGATGTTAAAGGTAACGTAGTTCTTACCGTCCGCCGCCGCTTGCACCACAGTAGCAGTCTGATCGGGTTCAATCGTGTTGACCTTAAAGACGTAATTCATTCCGATGTTCATAACGGCTTGGTCAACCACGTCTTGAAAACCAATTGTCTTGATTTCTTTTTCGGCTAAATCTGTAATGTTCTGATAGATGGTGAAATCAATTGTTCTTTGTGGTGAGGGATAAATTGATCTCTGCTTTGCATTGTTAGAGTCAATCCATTCTTCCCACACTTCCAAGTGATAACTACCAGCAGGAAGGCTGGTGAAGTCAGCACTGTTAACCACAATGCTATTTGATTCAAGCGTTACCGGATAATCTCCAATGTAATTATTTCCATCTGACACCTTGGCAGTCCACGTATGAGCAGCATTAAGCAGGACTTGACCACCAAACTCGTTCCTCGGTGTAATGACGATGTCTTTGGTCGTGTCAAGGTGTTTTAAGTTCATATCATTGGTACTAACGTCATCAATTGTTGCCATTTTTCAGCCTCCTTGATTAGTAGTAAAGTGTTTGGCCAGGATAGATCAAGTTGGCGTTAGCAATGCCATTTTTAGCTTTGAGACTAGTCCAGGACGTGCCTAGCCGGCTAGCAATGCCGGATAGCGTGTCACCAGACCGGACGGTGTAAGAACGCGTGGATGAGCTACCGCTTAGCTTGAGCACTTGGCCTGGATAGATCCGGTTCGGATTGCTAATTCCGTTGATGCTTGCTAGCGTGCTCGTGGACGTGCCATAACGGCTGGCGATCCCGGATAAGGTGTCACCATACCGTACGGTGTACGATCCGATCGTCGTGGTGGTAGTAACACCGCTAACCTTAAGAGTCTGACCGACGTAAATCAGGTTAACGTTAGAGATGCCGTTAGCTCGTGCAAGTGCGCTTGTGGTAGTCCCGTAACGGCTAGCGATCGATGATAAGGTATCACCGGCCCGTACCGTGTAGGTTGACCCACTAGCCCCACCAGCACTAGCAGCGGCGGCTTGGTTAGCCTTCTTGGCGTCGGTAGCGTTGGACTTATCTTTAGCAATTGCTTGTGCGTTGGTAGTCCCACTCGTAGTGGAGGTACCAGAACCGTTAGTATAACCGTTACGAGTGATCCCAGTTAAGTCCACGTCGAGGTCTTGCGTACCGTTGTAGTCGCTGTATTGCCAGATAGCAACTCCGTTCAGGCTCGGGAAGTAGATGTAATTCGGCCATACAGATGATCCGGTTTGATAGCCCGCAATCCATACAGAGTTTGGAAATTCTGCTAAAATCTCGGTAACGTTGAGATGATCGTTCAGGTAGTATCTGTAAGAATAAATCATGGGGGTAAAACCCGCGTTCTTGATCATTTGCATCCCATAAAGGACGTTTTGCGTGTTAGCCTCCTTGTCACCAGATGCTCCCGATTCGTAGTCAAGGGCCACGATAGACCCGTAAGGCGTGCGAACCCGGCTTAAAAAGTAGTTAAGCATATTACGAGTGGCGTTCTGGTCAGCTCCTGTTTGATCCCAGACATAATTATGTGGGTTGATCCCAGCGGCGGTTGATTGGTTGGTCTTGGTAGCGTAGGTGTAGTCATCGTAGACCCCATATGACGGCGTGTACCCTCCCATTTGATTAATGGTAAAGCTATCACTGCCGGTCATGTTGCGGACGCCCGATTGATAGCGTGAGTTGTCGGTCCCGTAGTAACGAGCCGCCTTAGCGCTAAACGGGGCTAATAAGACCGCACCGGCCATCATACCAGCGACGATTGCCTTATTAAGCTTGCGTCTCTTCATTAGTCTCCCCCTTTAAGTCGTCCACTTGCTTCTGTACTGCCGCTTCTTGTTCCTTGAGCTTTGCTAACTCAGCTTCCGCCTTCGCAATTTCGGCTTGCTTAGCGTCCTCATCGCTAGTATCAACAGCTTGTGGGTAGGCGTCTAAAGTGCCGTCTGCCTTAAGCTGAGCGTAGGCGGCTTCGATCGCATTTTGTAAAGTTGCTTCGTCCGTATTAGTGAAGCCCAGATTGGTCAAAGCTTGCTTGACGATTTGGACGGCGTGGGACTTTTTGACTTCGCCTTCGATCGCCTCCGTGACGCCGAGCTTTTGCATTGCCACCACAGCGTCTTTGGCCAGAGTTGGCAAGACTGAAACGATAGTTTCAGCCGTCCGGTTGCCCTTTAACCACTTAGACAGGTAAGTAATGATGATTGGTAGTGAAGCCACTGCCACCGCTGTGATTACGTCCGCAATTGAGTTTACTTCCATGTTTGTTTCCTCCTATTTACTGTCTTGTGTCATCACGTGTTCTTCGATTCTCGCCAACTGAATGTCGTGTCTGTCGGTCGTTGCCTCGATTTTATCTAGGCGCCGGTTGGTCGACTCGCGGTCAGCTTTGAGGCTATCTAAAACCATGTTGACCTTGGCCATCGTTTCGTTAAGCTTAGCGATTGACTCGGTCAACTTTTCAAAGTCAGCTCTGTTAGAGTCCTTAGCTGTATGGCTGATTGCAAAGTTAGCATAGGTAGCAACAACACCGATAAAGGTTAAGATCGCTACCAAATCGCTCCACTCAAAGCCCCAAGGGTGGTGAATGTCCATAGTCATTGCCTCCCTTCACTAAGCCGTAGCTGTGGTGGTCGTCTTGAGCTTGGCCAAGACCGTGTCGAGCTGGCTTTGCAAGTCGGTAATCGTTACTGCCATCTAATCGCCCCCTTCAGGAAGATGCCAACTAACAACGTCTCCAGCCCTGTAATGGTGAGGAAGATATTTCGTTTCATCATTTCATCTCCTTAAAAGCCGCCCACAATAAAAGCCCCGCTCGGTTGAGTGAGGCTTATTTATGTACTGTGTATTTCTATGGCGACTATATATATCTATTTGTTAAGCATCTTTTTTAAACGTCTTATAGTAATCTAAATGGTCTATCATGCTTCCTTCCGTTTTAAGCTGGTTGGTTAACTGCAGTCAAAATTTGCTGTTCTTGATCGGCGGTTAGCATTTCTGCTTCTACAAACAGGTCAAGGTCAGCCTTAGTGAAAAGGCCTTGAGCATAGTAATTCTTATAAATATCAAACATTTTGGCTTACTCCTTCCGTTGATTGACTAGTTGATGCTGAGGCACTTAGTGAAGCCGATTGACTTGTGCTTGCTGAAGCGCTCAGTGGATCTGAGGCGCTCGAGCTAACACTCACTGGTGTCGATTGCAAAGGGCTCAAACTATCACTAAGTGGTGCCGAAGCACTGGTGCTGATTGAAGCAGAATTGATGGTACTCTCGCTAGTAATCGGCTGTGTTTGACTGGCACTTGGCCGTGCCACCTGCACTCTGAGCATTGCAATCTCCTTCATTAAACCTGCGTTGATCTGTGTCTGTGAGGCATTGTCAACTGTTAACGTGGCAACCTTCTTGATCATGCTTGCCGTGAATTGTTGTTGGCTAAGTTGCTTTTGCTTAGCTAACTCATTAGCTTCTTTTAACCCTTCTGGTAGCGGGAAAGATTGGTCAAATTCTTCTTCACTAGCACCAACCCAATTGCCGTTAACCAATTTGTAAGGTGGTCGCAAGCCATCAGGAATAGCTTCTAGAGTTTCGTTATCTTTGAGCTTATAATTTGGATCCTCATAGTGGCAACCTGTGAAAATCTTAGTTTCTGGGTCAGCCACCCGGACAAATAATTGATTACTCATTTATTGACCTCCTATTGTGTAATGATGAATAAGTTTGCTGATAAAACATCACCATTAAAGTTGTTTCCGCTACAACTAATTCTAATCGTGTTATTGCTGGTAGCGTCGTGGTAAGCCTTGAAGTAGCCCTTAAAGGTGTGCCAGTCACTCAGATACAGTGAAGCGCTGTTGATACTCCACGGAATCGTCAGAGTGGTTTCCCAATACTGGTCCCCACCGTTATTGTTGACCTGGATGTCGCCACGACCCCAAATCAGGAAGCAGTTGTTGGTAAGTGATAACCGCGAGAGTGCAAAGTCGTTTCCATTGTTAGCCCGGCTGATATTAGGGCCCCACGTGTAATCGCGGGACCAGTTATCAGTATATTTAGGTAAACTACTAGTAATTGATCCGCTGAATTGACCGAATTGAGCCTGCATATTTTGTATCTGTTGATCCAATGCAGGACTAGTAAGGTTGTCAATAGTCACCGGCCCAGTGAAGTGGTTACTGCCTGACCAGTTATTGTTTGCGGTAGTTTGAGCTAAGTTGTTATCGTGGATTCCCTTGATCATGTCGTTAATCTGGTCTTGGGCGGCATTAATCAACTCTTGATTGGCTGCAATCTGATCACCAGATGAAGTGACCCACTGCTTTAATAGGTTAGCGTAATTCTGCAATTGACCGTTGTACTCATCAAACCAGGTTTGCGATTCACCAGTGGTCATAAAGACCGCGTTTTCTTCGACAGTGAACTTGACAGGGATCGTGGATACAGCTTGGTTAGTATCAGCCGTCTTGATCACGAAGTAAGCATTCTGATACGGTCCAGCCGCTTGATAAAACGCACCGGGAACTAAAAAGGAACATGTTCCCGCTTTTGGTGAGTAAACATGCTCCAGGGAAACACTGGTCTTAGTAACTCCTTGGGCATCCTTCCCTTGTAGTTCCACTGTTTGACCAGTTAAGTCATGCGGGACCTGGCCATCATAAAACTGTAAGTAGACGCGACGACCTTCGTCCCCTTGACGGCCGTTGAGGCCCGGAATTAAGTAACCATCTGATTGATTGATAACGGTATTAACCACTGCATAGCGCCCATTCATATCGACTGAATCTTGGTTTGCCATGTTATTCCTCCATTTCTTGTAAATAGTTAGAAATTTGATTCAAGGTAACTTCAATCAGATTCCAATTGTTGTTAATTATCTTTTGGTAATTTTCATCTATTGTTAAAAGCCGAGGAAGCGTCAACTCAATGGTTGGCGCAAATTCCCCGGTCTCGTAATTCATGATGCCTTTCTTTTTGCAGTATCGGATTAGTTCATTCAAGTAGATATTAAGTTTGATAAAGCTCTTAATAACCTCGTTACGCAAAGCTCTTTGTAACGGTTTATCAAAATTCACTGGCATCTCAATCTTTTTGCTATCCAACATGCCATATATATTGCCAATGCGATCGTACAGGCTGTTGACAAAGGAAATTGTTGCGGCCACATTGTTGGTTAAGTTGTCACCAATTTTAAAAACATCATTTAGCTCGGCTAGATTCAGTGTATTGACCACTGGCTGATTAGGCTGTGGATTGTCTTGTTCGCTTGGCTTGGATTGAGCAATCATCTGCTGGAACTTAGCCACCAGTCTGTCGGCAATCTCTTGACTGGTTGCGGGTGTCGGGTGAACGCCAGTGTTACCGTCGCCTAGCTTTTCGTTAGCATTAGCGTACGTAATGATTGGATTAGAACGCCAGTCATAATAGTCAATCCCTTCTGCTTTAGCAACGCTGATTAACTCATCATCAAGTTGGTTTTGTGTCCAGCCTTGCGAATTTAAGTCAAACAGTGTCGTACTACCATTTCGGAAATCTTCCGTCGGTAATTCCAGTAGGATCTTAATATTAGGGTTTCCAGCTTTAAGAGCGTCAATCCCTTCACTAGCTTTACGAGCAGCATAGTCAACACCACCACTAGGGAAGCACCAGTTATTAACCCCAAAGTTAACAATGGCATAGTCATAGCCAGCTACGCTATGTGTACGGGCCATGTTAGGAAAACCACTGTCACGATCGTCAAATTGAGCACCCGAAATTGCTGTGTTAGTTACTTCCCAACCAAGCGCCTGGCCGATCAACTCTGGAATCCGTTGATCATTAGAATCCTGGCTTTTACCATTCCAACCAGCAAAGATTGAATCGCCAAACGCAATTAGTTTGGTCATTTAATCACCCCCTTTTTTAGGGACACCTAGAATGAAACCAAAGTAATGTAAATCAGGGACATTAACCACCCCGTCAGTACCAACATCGAGTTTCTGAGGCTCTAAATTGCTTAAGTCAAAATAGTACCAGTCATGATTGGTTACACCTAGCTTGAGCGTTACCTTAATATTTTGTGCTGGAGCAACACTACAATTAGCATTAGTATCTCGCCAATCAGTATTAGCAGTTTTAAGATTAATCAAGCTCAATCCCAAATAGTCATTAGCATTACCATGACTAATCCCACAAACATTACCGCTTTGTAAGGAATCTACACTACCATTATCAATAGTAGCCAGACCGTCAACTTGATAACCTAGACCAATGATCTCCTTAAATGCAACGAAAAAATCATAAATCTTTGGTAAGTAATCTGACTTTAATTGTGCTGGTAAATTGAGACTAGAATTTGGGAAATACTCGTTACATAGCATGTGTTCACCCATCTCCAGGTGAGTACCGCCACTAGCCATAATAACCAAATCTGCTAAGATAATTCCGTCAATATTAAAGCCTTTACCGCTATTATTTTTAGCATAATCATAGTCCATATAAGCGGCTATGATTACACCCTTCTTCTCATTATTACTATCAGTGGATTTTTTAAGGCCTCGAACAAGCTTAGACATATCATCATAAGTCTTACGATTATCCCAAACTTCTGTATACAAATACTTAAGTGCAGTAACAGGCTTCATGTCATTAATTCCATACTCACCGACAGAATTAACGCCAATATCCCAACCAAGATTTCCTGCTTTATCTAGAAAATAATGAATACCATTTTCTAGCATAGAGCTAGGTAATTCATTACCATTACTATCATACTTGTTACCAGGGTCACCAAACATATCAATATGCCAACCATCAAATGGCAGGTTATCCCTAACAATACGCATCTGATTGTCAATATAATCTTGCCAAAGTTCATTCATCCAGTTTGTGCTATAAAGATTATATTTCCCCCAACCATTGGACTTATCTAGAGTCTTATAAACATGGTCTAAATTCTTAGAATTATCATCATATAAGAACATCTCAGCAGATAAGCCATGAACTGGTTGGTTAGTATCAGACCCATTCATTGCCATATAAGCTAAAGGCTTCATACCGTACTCTTTAGCTGAATTACAATAGTCCTCAATAACTTTCTTTCTAGTTAAACGATTACCTATATCCGTCCAACTATTAGATACTTGTGTACTATCACCATTACTAGATACTGGTAATGGTAAGGAATGTAGATCAAACCAGTCGTAAAATTGAATTAGATTAATATGGAGGCGATTCATATAATCTAAAACTTCTTTCCGCTGAAGAGGAGAATCAATATCGTATTTAGAAAGAAATCCCATAATAGGAAAATTATAAACGTCATTACTTACATTAATTGCAATTGTCTCTGTTGTTACATTATTACCAACATGATTTTCAATTACTACAGCATAACCAATATTATCATCGGCGGGCAAAAACCAAGACCAACTAAACTCAGAAGTTCCATAATAAATTTTCTTATTAGCAACTAAATTATTTAAATGATAATACTTAACAATCAAATGGCCATGACCCGAAACACTAGTAGCATGGAAAATCACCTTTTCAAATGGATAATAAACAGCCTTATCGGTATTAAGATCTAATAAAGTGGCCGAGTCGTCTTGGTCATCACCTTTAGGACCGGCATCCCCTTCTTCGCCTTTCTCGTCTTTAATCGTGCTAATTTTTGGCTTGATCAGCGTCCACATGTTGTCCCCGTCTTTGTTGTTAAACAAAAACTGGCCGTCCGGCGACAGCTTGGGAATTTTGTTTTGACCGTCTGGGCTGGCAACCAGCATCTCCCCACCTTGTAGCTCGGTGGTACTGTGGTCAAACCCAACAAAAGCGCCAGGCTTGATCGTGTAGGTGCCGTTTGGGTCGGTTGGCTCAACAACTGCGCTGTCCGGCTCTTTGATCAGCTTGCCGGCAATATCAACGTCCTTGTCTAGTGCACTCGTATAGTTGCCTAGACCTGTCTTGCTGTCGTATTGCCACATGTCGGCACTAGCCGGCTGACTACTGCCCCACGCCGCTATCCAACGGTACACGCCCTGCTTAACGAGCGTTGCGTCGTCAAACTTGGCGTAGTTGCTTAATGAGCAGTACAGACCGGTATTCCAGCCGTACGCTGACCACTGCTTGCGGAACGATTCGAAAATGCTCGACCATGAGCCGGCAATCGTGCCTTCCATGTCTAGGAAGTAATACACGTTCGGCTGGATGTTTAGGCTCTTAGCGTTGTTGACCGAGTACTGCAGTTCGCCGTCCACGCCCTCATAATAGTGATAGACATGGACGATCAGCCCAGCCTTAGTTGCGTTAGCGATATGGTCCGCTGCGTGCTCATCACGCGTCACGCCATGACCGATACGCACGACTACTGCTTTGACGCCGTTAGCTTTCAGATCGGCCCAATCAATACTGGTCGGCTGCCACTCCGATACGTCAACTACGTTTGCTGCTGTCAAATGCCTTCACCTCCGTTTCGTTCCACGTTGTCTGCGACTGACCACTGTTAAACTGCGCATTGATGATCATGCTCTTAGTACTGTCATGGTAAGACTTAAGCTCCGCTTGCTGACCACGCTGATAGTCAAGGATGGTCTGCAGATTGCTGTTGAGCGTGACAGTGGCTTTGCTGGTAGCACTATCTGGGTAGCTTACGATACCAACGACGCCGGTTTGTGTAACATAGTTTGCCGGCTTGATCTCAACTCTGACTAAATCGCCTGGAATCGCATCCCCAGTAGACGTTAGTTCTAGGCTGACATCGGGATTAGGCTTAAACTGCGTCTCAGCGTAAGCTTTCATCTGCTCTTTGTCGGTTATCGTATCACTAGTGATGTCATCACCTTCGTACAAGCCCCAACGTTTTCTGCTTTCTTCATCGACAAAGTAAAATGGCGCGAAATAATAGGTGCTTTGGCTGTCACTGTTAGTGATTTCAGCATTGTCAACTGTCTGCGATGATCCGCCAACGATTTTGGCCATGTCGTCATTACGTTCCCACCACGTTGGTGGGTAGTGACTGATCGGCTCCGTCTTGCACACTTCGACCGGCTGTGGTTCGTAAATCATCGTGTTGTTATCCAGTGCCAAACAGATGTGGTGGCTGGCACCTTTTGATCCGTAAAAACCCATGTCACCAGTCTGTACCTGGTCACGGCTGATCTCATGACCATATAATTCCATTGACACAGTGTAAGCAGGGATGCTGATTCCAAAGTCCTTGTAGACTTGACTAACAAAGCTTGAGCAGTCCATGCCAGAGTAAGGATTACCGCCTCGTGCACCACCTGCGCCACCATATACATAAGGAACGCCGAGATACTTCTTGGCGTCGGCAATTACTTCTGATGCTCTGCCAGTACCCTGTGTGGTAGTTTCATATTCGCTGATCCCTGTACCGCCACCGCTCTCTTGTGTAGCTCCAACCAGTCTAGCCGCGTTGACCATATCGGTTGTGTCATACTCAAGCGTTATCGTGTCGGTATCGTGCAGATAGTCCAATCGGTGCCCACGATCTTTGAAAAACTCGTCGTGTGAGTAGATTCGCAAGTTTAGATTGTCCGGCCAAAAAACTGCATCAGTCCATGACGATAAGATTCTGCTAATGACATCTTTCCCGGAGCCAGATGCATAAGGGTTAACAACCATGTGGCTGTTAAAATTGCCAACAATTTGATAGGTGATCCCCCAACGGTCCTGCTGGTTCCCAAAGCCCCACTGCATAATGTCATTGACGGACACGTTAACTGCAGTTTCGGCATCGGTAGCATTAGAGACAGTTGTAACTGTTTGACTTTTGCCAGCATGATCATAGCTGCCAAAGTCTGTCGGAGCATCATCACCGTAGACACGCATCCGGTTTATCTCCGAACTAATGTGTGTAGCCACCACCGTTGTTGTCTCCAGATTTCCTGACCATCCTGCCGTAGGATGTTTGATTACATACCACTGGCCGTTTTTTTCGACCATGTTTCCAGGCGAAAGCATTGAGTAGGCATCAGACCCATTGTTGTAAGCCTCAAACTGCATCTGATACTCACTGTTTTTCTTCCACGTAATCTGCGTGGTATCTGGCAGGACGCTTGTCAGCATAGCTATCGTGTCGCTAGAGTTAGGGACGTGTAGGTTGCCTTGTATCTTGGCGATTTTTACAACGCTCAAATTGCATCCCTCCTACTCGAGATAGATAAACGGAAAACTGATCGTAACGTCCACGCTTGATGCACCTGATGCCTGGATCGAGTTGCCACCAGGCGCCAGGCTAAGATAGCCATAGTTAGTATGACTATTGTCAAGCTCACCGTTGCGATAGGTGTTGATCCCATCAATCACGATCGTATCGTTGGCACTGGCTGATTGACTATAAGTCCAAGCAGACCCGGTGGTTTTATTTTCCAGCTTGATTGAACTACCCGAAAAACGAATTGTTGTACGGATGTCACGCTTGCCAAAATACGGATCGACCGCGATATCAGACGGGTTATAGCACTCAATGGAGTTCGACGACCAGTGATAGTTAAGCGGTTGTTCAGGCAAATTCATCCCAAACTGCATGCCGTCGTTTTGATGATTGACAAGTTCATCACTGCGATACAGCGAATATTTGAGACCACTGGGGTTATCAAATGCAATCGTAAAAAGAGCGTCATGATAAAAGTCGCCAACCGGCTTAATCGTATATGACGTTGCATATACATACTTAACGATATACGGCTCAGCATCAGTGCGGATCCGCATCAGTCCTTTTTGGCCAAAAACACGTGCGATGTCATGCTTAGCAAGTTTGTAGTCATACCAACTGCCAAAGTGTAGCCAAAAATTAGCATTAACGGCTGTCTTGGAGTAGGTCTGACGCTCCAAGACCGAGCCCTCAATTCCGGCTGAATCCAAGTATGTGTTGGTGATCGACAAGTCGGAATCATCTTGCAGAAACTTAAGACCTTTAGTTATCGTTTCGCAGTCAATTTCATCTTGGTTTGGCAGTTTAATCCACATATGTGGTCGCTGCATTTTATCATCCCCTCTCAGACGCAGTGAAAAACATTTTGATGACCAGTTATAAGCCTCATGTCGCTAGAATGCTTGATAGTTTGAAAGCGTTTGGTCAATTTGCTGCTGTTTATAGGCAGTTACTTTGTCGTATCCTTTAATGCCATGAATAGCTTGGACCTGTTCACCATTAACTGCCAAAACAGCCTTGCTAATTTCAATCAGTTCTTGGATTTGTTGCGACAAATTCCGCGTATCAACCGTAGACGCCTTGCTTGTGGCATTGTTGCCACCATAGTAGGTGACGACCTGCCTCATAAGCTCCCACGCACGGGATGACTTCATACTGTCCAGCGGGATTGCCATTTCGGCTCCCGCCTCACCAAAAATTGACGGCTGAGTAGCTATGCCACCATTGGCATAGCCGTGTCCTTGACCCAAGAACGACAAACCATCACCATAGCGATGCCGTGCATAGTTAAGACCGGCTAAAAGGTTGTCAAAACCATTCCAAATGTTGTTATGACCGGGCAGTTTATAGGCTGCGAACGTAGGTGGCTTGACCTGCATCAGCCCCATAGCTCGACCGTCACTTAAACCATCATCGCCACCGAGTGCTTTAGGGTTACCGCCAGATTCTGTTTGGATCTGCTTTAAAACCCTGCCCACAAGCGATGAACTCAAGTGCAGCATGCCCAAAGCTCTGACAACGTATGGTCGCCATCTATCAACACCAGAACCAGCTGGATCAGCCATTTCCTGGAACTGCTTTTTGACCCAGTTAGCCATCGACTTGGCGAAGAACACCGGCAGACTGGTATGCAGCTGAACGCTGAAGAAACCGCCATTGTCAGACTTACCCGAGATGAAGTGCTTAAAGGTGGACTCCATAAAGTTGATTGGCTTTTTAAGGATATCCTCAGCAAAGTCAACAACGTCCTTGCCTTTATCCCACAGGCCCGAGAAGAAGTCGCCCACAGCACCATCAGCATAGTGACTGATACCCATCATCGGTGCCAGCTTAGCTGACCGCTCTCCGTCAAGCACTTCTGTTTGTGCTGGTAAGAACATCATCAAGTTACGCTCTGGCGGGAGCATGACCGTTTCGCCAGACGGGAAGTGGACCATTTCCTGGAAGTTAGGACCAGAACCATCGTTAAGCAGTGCTACCTGATCATGGAGCAAACCGCCCCCCGGCGTACCGTTGGCAAGCTTGCCAATCGAAAAAGTGCCGAGTTTATGGCTGTCACCGCCAACCTTATCCAAGACCCAGTTGATACCCTTGATAATGCCGTTAATCAAATTGGTAAATGGACTAAGCAAGCCGTTTAAAATATCTCTAAAAGCATTATGGAGTGGACTACCATTTGACTCGATAGTGTTAATGACTTTGCCAAAATGGTCTTTCCAACCGCCAAGCATATGGCCTAAGCCTGTATCTTGGATGCCAGACAGTTTATCGTGCATTTTTGACAAAATGTTGGTCGAGTTGGCCCGTAAGCCACTGGCAGTATTTTGGATCTTGCTCGACGCATCATTCCAAAGGTTGGATGCGTTAGTCCGCCAGTTGGACGTGGTGTTAATGATGCCGTTGTAGCCGTTGCTGAAAAGATTCCCAGCTTTGTGCATCATATCCCGCGTGGCATTAGTGACGTTGTCACGGATATCGTTCCAAGCCTTCTGCTGTTGGCGTGCATGCTGCAGAGTCTGCTGCTGAGTCTGAGCTTGACCTTGCTGATAGCTCTTTTTGACACGGTCCCACATGTTGCTGGTCCACGAGATTGCCGATTTAGCACCGGACTCAAAAGCCTTACCCATCTTGCCCATTGCCGACATGGCTGAGCTTGCCAATCCGTTGACGAACGTGCGGAACTTTTTGTTGTGCTGGTACAGGATTGTCAAGCCCTGTACGACAAGCATGATTGCACCCGCTGGGCCACCGATTAAGTCAAGTCCGGCAGATGCAATCTTGGCACCACGACCAATCAAACTGAGCCCGCTTGAGCCCAGTTTACCAGCTACGGTCGCTTTAGTTCCAAGCCGTGTCAGACTAGTTTCGGCAGATGCCGTGTTGACGATTGCCTTAGTCGTCTTGGACTTCGGAATACGGTCCAAACGCCGGCTGTAGGCTTCCAAATCCTGCGTGGACTTGGCGCCGTCGACCTGAATGCGAGTAATCTTGCGACTTGGGATGTTTTTGATCTTAGTCGCAAAACTGCCAATCGTTGAGCCGACCGTCCGCATGATCTGCAGTCCCTTGACCGCCACAGACAATCCTTTTACAGCCTTGCTTGCTAACAAAAGGGAAGTAATAACTGCTGCGGTTGTCTTCGGGTATTTAGCCAACTCATCCAAGACCGGCAGCATTACCTTAGACAAGTCGAGCATGACATTAGCAAAAATCTTAAGGCTCGCCGCCGAACCGGTCTTAAACGAGTCAAAAAATTCCTTGATCTGCGTATGGTGTGATGACACCACGTTTGCAAAACGGTCAACGGCACGAGTAGCAGCTTCCATTCCGCCAGTCAGCGCATCACTGACGTTGATCTTTTTGCCGCCAAAAGCGGTCGTGATCTGATTAAACGCCTGCATCAAATGCTGACCAAACTGGGTAAACAGCGCGTCAGTACGCTTATCTGATACCCACTTTGACACGGACTCAAGCAGTGGATTGCTCATTTGTATGAACGGCTGTTCGATATCGCCGACAAGGGCCGGCATACGAGACTTGATCGTCCGTTCCATGCCAAAGAAGGTGCCCATCATGTTGTCGGCGGCCTCTTTGTACTTACCGTTACCTAACTGCTCAAATACTTGTTGGAACGTGTCAGCATCAAGCTTACCTGCGCTCGCGATCTGACGCATTCCGGCAACGCTGGTATGGTAGTGCTTAGCCAGCGCCTCATCGATCATCGGGAAGTAGGCACCGATCTGGTTAAGCTCACCTTGTGTAACCTTTCCGGTTGCCATAGCGTGGACCATATCCTGTGATACGTCATTGATCTGTTGGCTGTTAAGCCCGACCGCGTCAGCCATGTTAAGCATGGAGCTGGTCAGCCCGTCGGCTTGGCTCTTAGACGAGTGCAGGTGGTAGAATCCCTGCTCCAGTTCGTCCACAGTGTCTACGGCTTGACCGGTTTTGACTGACAGGTTGTTGACCGTGTTGACCATGTCCTGAGCCTTGTTAGCCGAACCGGTCAGCGTATCCCACGCGGCTACCATTTTCTGCTGAGTAACGTCATACTCTTGCCCGCTGGCAATCAGCTCCGTAAAGTGAGCCTGAATCGTTGCCAGCGCGCCAGAAAACAGGTTAGCCGCCGTGTTAGCCAGGAACATACTGCCAAACGAGTGGCTTACTCGGTCAGCCTTGCCTTGCAGATTGTCCAGACGAGCGTTCATGCCATCAAGCCACGTATGCGGCGTAGCCTTCATGGCCTCGTTAAGCTCGTTGATCTTAGACCGTGTCTGCGCAATCTGAGTACCAAGCTCTTCCACACGGGTTGCCTGCTGGAGATACTCTTGCGAGTTTTCACCCATCCGCTGGCGTGTGGATTCAAGCATCTGCATCTCACGCTGTTGGATTTCTCTCAGTTGGCCGATCTTGTTTTCCAGACCATCAACCTGTGCGCCCATCGCCTGGTACTGACGTCCTTCAGCCTGTAGACGCTCAGCATGCGCCATAAACAGCGCTGATTGTGCCCGCATGGACGCGTTAAGTTTCAGCACGCCGCTATTCTGCAGTTCAAGCTGCTGTTCGGCCCGCTGTTGCTGAGCCTCCATGCTTGCCAGCTTGGCTTTAGCCTGGTCGACTTGTGCGCCGTAGCGCAGATAGATCTCGGCTTGCTTGACCGTGCCCACATTGAGCTTGTTTTGCTGAGCTTCCAAACGGTTGATTTCAGCACCAAGCGACTCGTATTTTTCCTTGTTGCGACCAGTGATGTCGTCAAGACTGGACTGCTCGGCTTTAAGTTCGTCAATGCGCTCTTTGAGCTTTAAAAACTTTTCAGCCGTTTCTTGGCTGACTTCGCTCATCGATTCCTGTTTTTCCTGTAAAGCAGAAATCTTTTCCTTTTGTGCATCGATCGAACTGCCCAGACCGTCAAGCCGTGCCTTAGCCGCGCCAACATAGTCGCCGGCAGACCTAAGGCTGGCTTCCTGTGCCTGCCAGGCTTTGGTTGATGCGTTGACTTCTGTCGTCAGATTGCGGACTGACTTAGATGCGTCCACCAAATCCAGTGCGACCTTAGTCGCCATAACGTTGCTGATCTTAGCCATTATCCGCTCTCCTTCCTCTTACAAACTGCAACGGGTCAACTGCACGCTCATCACGTGCCTTAGCTGACATAACCTCACCTAGACGATAGTAGTCGGCATTTTCGTACTGATCTATCGTCCAATGTAGCTGAATCAGCATTTCTCGCTCGTTATTATCCAGGTCTTCAATCGCATTCTGCAGATGCCATGCACGAGCTTTCCAGTTTACTTTTTTGGGTCTTCTTTTTCCTCTTCGGTAATCTGCTCATCAGTGCGACCTAAAATGCGTTGGCAGATGTAACCGACTGCGTCTTGAGTTGCTTCAAAATCCATGTTGTCAAGCTGGTTAAGCTGCTGCTTGTTAAGCTTGAGCATGGTCCCGAGAAACTTTGGCAGTTCTTGGACCAATTCCAGCTCGTCTTGTGCTCGCTTTAAAACATCCTTTTCAGCTTGAGTTTTAGCGATTTTTAGTTGCATCTCGTAGACGCGCCGAACGTTTCCATTAGACGTCGATACGTCAAACTTACGATTAAAAAGTTTGATATAAAGCTTCATTTTATCTCTCCTCTATCGACCGCCCTCATACGAGTATTGTTTGCTTTCGTTGGCGATCTTTATCTTTAACTATTAGGCGTGCGGACCAGCCACAACCGTCGTAGCGTAGTCTGGCAGAATTTCCTTAAACATCGCGTCTTCACCTGTAAAGCCGGTGTCGGTGGAGTCGTAGATCCGATACAGATCGTTGATGTTAGGATCATCAATCGCGGCAAAACTCAGTGAGTCCGTTACTGGCGTCTTCTTTGAGTCGGTATCCGAATCAAGCTTCTTGTCGCCACCTAAGAAGTTGCCGCTTGGGAAACAGAAATAGGTGTAACCGTCATCGGTCATATGTGGTGCCTTGACGACACAGCCACCCACTGGTTTGTTGTCAGCCATCTGCCAACCAGTGCCCTGCTTTTCCAGACCGATCAATTTGGCATAAGTAGCCATCTTAAGACTGTTGACCGTCAGAGCAACCGTTGGGTTCAATGGATCAGCATAGCTGTACTGTACCGTGTTGTTGCCTGAGATCTTTTCCAGCTTCGAGCCGTCAAGGCCCTTGATTTCTGCTGACGCTACACCGAGCACGTCATGGCCCAGTTCCAGCAAGCCGTTGTCAGATAGCCCCTGTTCTTTAGTCAGCAAGTTTTTACCGTCATTGGATTTAAGGAAAACCCACGCGGTTGTGATACCGTGAAGTAACATGTTTTGTCCTCCTATTTTTCAAGTTCGTAGTAGTCAAAGTAGTAGGTTTGTGTAACCTGATAAGTCTTGGGGTCAACCGTGTGACCATGATTGTTAAGCATTGTCCAGCCATTGCGGACAAACAGATGCATCAATGATGTCTCAAATTCGTCGGGATCATCGGCATTGAGCGCATAAAAAATCTGGACCTCAACCTCTTTATCAAGAGCGTGGAAGTCCAGGTTCCCATCAAGTGCCAAGTCGGTGCGCACGTCCGTGATCAGTATGATCGTCCGGTCAGTGCGTGTGATCTCAGATTGTGGGATAACGCCAATATAGACAGCGTCAACGTTTTTAAAATTTCCAGTCTGGATCAGCTCTTTAGCCCGTTTCGTTGCCAGCATCAGTCGTCATCCCCTTTCTTATCATTGATCAGTTCCTGGTACTTGTCGCTTTCAGCTTTTAAGACGGCCTCACCGGTTGCCTTGTCCTGCTGTAGGTTAGTAACAAAATGGTCGCCAGAATACCCCTTATAGCCGTCATTCAAGCGCATCATATTCATAGCGTGGTAGTGGTTGTCCCAGCCAACTGTAGATGCACCGTTGACCTCGCCGTCCACGTCTTTAGCCATATACGAGATATGGTCGGCAGCGTGGCCATACGTCTTGTCGTTGTGGTGGGAGCGGTGTTTGGCATTGGTAACTTCAGTCAGCCGTTCAGCCATCATCTTTGCACCAGCTTCAGTGATTTCGGCCTGCTCCTTAGGCGTCAGATCAACCGAGATCGACTTAACCTGTTCGAGCCACTGCTCAAGGAACTGGTCCATCTCAATGTCGTCAGCCATCTTGACCACCCGCTTTATAGCGCTTGATGGTGATCAGATCGTATGACAGATAGGTATCATCACGCGCTGACAAATCCACGATGCTGTATACCTTGCCATCAATCCGCACAGCCAGCTTGTCAGTCATCCGCTTGTCATGTCGCACGGCTAGGATTTGGGTGTTTTCAAAGTCCGTGCCGAGCGCCTCATACTTTTGACTGATCGTTTGACTGACACGGGCATAGTGCAGCTTAAACTGGCTGACAAAAGTTGGCATCGGGATGCCCATGCCGTTTTCTGCCATGTCAAAACTGCCAAACTCTGCGGTATACCGCATCTGATACGGCTGATAGCTATACGGTGCTGTTCGGTTTGTAGCCATCTGCTCCCACCTCGCCTTTTAAGTGATTGATCATCATTTGCAAGCCCAGTGACATCCCGCCAGTCAACGTACGGTCATAGTACAGCTGAGTGCACAGCGTTTTAGCAGCCCTAATAAAAATTGGATCCTGCTCATAGCTGGCAATCGACTTGGTCTTGTCGACTGAGTCACGGATAATACTTTCGGACTGGCTTAACAGGTCGGTGATCAGTTGTGTTGTCTCATCGGTTGCGTCCAAGCAGAGCTCATCGAGCATTGACTGTGTATCAATCATTGCTGATCACCTCCACACTTTTACTTGCCAGGAGTAGAAGTAGTCGTGCTGGATACCCAATTGATGACGTCCTTGTTGGCTTGAACAACGTCTTCGCGCATGTAGATACCCAGAGCCTCGTACCAGATGTCGTTGGTGTCGACAAATTGGCCGGTGATTTCATTGGACTTGAATTTGATAACCGCCTTTTGCAGTGGCGCAACTACGATGTTGACATCGCCTTGCTGTGCATTAGGGAACAGCGTGTCGTCTACGACCGTAACCGTCTTGCCCAAAATAGCATTGCCAGTACCCAACGTTACGTTAGGCTGTACCAGCGGACGCCCTTCGGAATCCTTCATTTGATCCAGTTGAGCGAAGGCGGATTGACTCAGCACAATCGATGATGCGTTGCTGTCGTATGGCTTCAGCTTGGAGTCCAGAATCAGCTTCAAATCGTCAATCAGGTTGGTTGGCTTAACAGCCGTAATGCCGTTGGTCAGTTGAGTTACGATCAGATCGTCTTCCGTGTTGTCGCGCAGTTCGACCAGTCGGGATTGCAGTTCAGCTTCCCAGTTGTAGTCGGAGTCGTCCATCAGTTCTCGCGTAAATACGTAGCGCCCCGTGTACGTCTTCAGATTCCACAGGATCTCCTTGATTTCTGGCGACGTGCTATTGACAGTGGATTGCAGTTCCGTGTGCAGAGCCAGCTTGCCAGAGCCTGGCTGGAAGACAGGCAGTTTACCGGTCGTGTGCTTAACAGCGATTTGACGCACCAGATTGCCCAGACGTGGGAATTGGTGCTGTTCGTGGTCGGCTGGCAGAATGTCTTGTGGGATCAGCACTTGACCGTTAGACAAGCCAATGCCACCAGACGTGTTATCACGGGTAACTTCACCCGTCTTCAAAAAGTGTGCAAATTGGTCCTTTACAGATTCATTTACACCATGTAATTCACGCATTTCAGTACCTTCTTTCATCTTTTCATCAGTAGTTACGATTGATGCATGCGGTTCAGACCGCTTTTCAACATTTTCTGCAGGTTTTTCATCAGAATCAGCAGAATTATCATCTTCAACAGAATCATCATCTTCAGCAGAATCATTATCAGCAGATTCTTCTTCGTTTTCTTGCGGTTCTTCAACAGGTTCTTCCGTCGTTTCCGCGTCTTGCTTGTCGGTTTCATCGGTAGTTTCAATGTCTGTTTGTTCGGCAGATCGTTGTTCAAGCTTGTCAGCTACCGCATCAGCCAACTTGTCGTAGTCAATTTCCACTTCGTTCTCTCCCTTCATAAAAGCTTCCAGTGAGCGCTGTACGTCCACACTCGTCTCGGTGTATGCCGGAATCGGCGTGATTGAGACCTCAACCAGTTGGTCGAACGACCGGATATGATGGATAACATTGCCGTCGTTGCCCTGCAGCCATTTGTCATCGCCAATCTTAAAGCCGACCGAACATCCCTTGAGATTGCCATTAGCCACGTTGGTGTACGTATCACGGCCTAGTGTCGTGTCGGGGAGTGTAGCCTGAAACCACAATCCCTTATCGTCAGCCCGCAACTGCAGATTCTCTGCGTCTGAGCGGGCTAAAACGCTGTTAAGGTCATGACCATACAGCAGCAGGACCTTTGACAGATCAACGTTGTCCAGTGCACCGCGATCGATATACTCGACAAACGGCATTGGAACTGACGGCTGATCATACAGCATGGCGTATCCTTCGACCGTCATGCCATTGTCATCACTGCTTCGTGTCGTCAGGTCCGTTGTCAGCGTTCGTACGTCCGTTGTCGTTGGCACTCGTATCACCTCCTAGATCTTGATTTCCTGGCGTAGCCGTCTGGTACGTCTGTTTTGGCAATACGCCACGATCAACCAGGATCTGGCGTGCATCATCACCCGACAAGACAGGGTTCTTGCTGTTGGTTAGGCTGACAATGTTGCTGATCAACTGCTGGTGGTCGATATCGACCGCTGTTGAGACGTCCAAGTGCACCGGTACGCCAAGCTTATTGGTAAGCTCGTCTTCGATTGGCCGGATATAGAGTGTCAACGAGTTTTGATACAGGCTCCGCACCTGCTCAATGCTTGACTGCTCGTCCTGCTTACCTGATAGGTAGTCAGCCGGGACACAAAAAGCTTTAGCAATCTGCGCCTGGCTGAAGTTAGTATTGGCAAGCAGCTTAGCGATATCAGGGCTAACCGTCAGCTGGCTCAGCGACAAGCCTTGATCAAGCACGATTGCTCGGCCGGCATTTTCACCGGAGTTAGCCTTTTCAAACTCGTCACGAATATTGGCCTTAGCTTCGGCGCTAAGCGTCCCTTGTGGGATTGACAGGATGTTAGTCGGTGCCAGAGCATGCTTAAGCGTGCTCAAAGCCAATCGATTGGATTGGTCCTGTACGTCAATCTCTTTGGCCAGGCTCATCAGTGGACTGACACCCATATACTGCGACTCACTCTGGCCGTTGACGAACAGCCGAAAGTGCAACATGTTCGCCGATGGCACCTGATAGTCGCCAGAGCGGTTGGAATCGTCAAAATGGACTGTGTAGAAGACGTCTGAGCCGTCATCATTAAGCGTTACGGTCACGCGCTCTTCTGGAATCGGCTCAAGCCGAGTTACCACACCATCCGTTCCTTCACGGTGTATCAGCATGTAGGCATTGCCGTTGAGAGCCATCTGAGCAACCACCGACTGCCACACGTTGTAGCCGTTGATGAGTGTGCCCATTGGATGATTAAGCATGTAGTCGACCATTGGAGCCTCAAACCGGCATGCTGCTACGTCCGAGCTGATACGATAGACCACTGCGAAAACGTCAGAGTTGTTGAGTGCTGCGCTCGCATTGACTGGACCGACTGACACGACCTGTCCGTTTGATGCCGAGAAAAAAGGTGACCACCCGTTCGAGATAAGCATTCTCGAACGTTTGATCACCGCTTTGAATGGATTAAACACTAGTCATCACCGCCAATCAGTGCTGAGATCACGCGTGAGCCCAGATACAGTGCAACCGACAGTGTCAGCCAGCCTACCGCCACGTTGACGGCAAAGCCAAACTTAACGAAGGCATAGAGTGCTGCAACCCACAGTACCACGACCGCAACTGCCAGAATCAGCTTAAAAATGGTCTTAATCATGCGGTTTCCTCCTTTCAGAATGAAAAATCATTGGTAAAGTAGTCGTTAATATCATCGTTTGACATCCCCGAGAACGGGTTTTTGGCGTCGAATTTTTCCATGCTGATGTCGTCAAAATGAAACATTGCCGTATACCACGCGTCAATCAATGCGTCGACAAAGTCGATTTTAGTCGTCGCCTTTTCCTTATCGATTTTTACACCGTTGTTATTGCCGTACAGCACGGCATTTTTAAGCGAGTACGCAATAATTGGGTCATGGTCGTATCTGATCGTGCCTGTGTCGAACTGTTTGCGCAGATCAGCGGTCGGTTCGTTAAGGTTTTGAATGACGTTCTTAACTGGCATCGTGTTCCAGTCGGTTTTCTGCTCAATCCAGCCAATCATTTTGGACAAGCCCCACTTGTCATAGCAGAAGTACTTGACCTTGAGCTTGTGAGCCTCCACATAGGCCATCAGCCAGTCAAAAACCGCACCGTCATCGATATAACCGTAGTCGTTTTTAGCGATATCGCAGAATCCGCGCTTTTCAGCATCACGATAATTGATACCATCTTGTTTTTCTTTCAAAACAATGTTGTTCTGAGCCCGCGCAAGCGGTACCCAGCTATGCTGTTTGACGTAGTAGCGCGGTTTATCGTTGTCCAGATACGGGAATACGAAGGCGATTGACGTATCATCGCTGAAATTGGACTTGTCAAAGCCCACATAGCATTCGCGGCCGTCAATGTCGATCGGAGCGTCATCAACCGCTGCCCGATTGATATCATCAAGGTCCAGATACGTGTTCTGCTTAACCTGCAGCCACATGTTGAGCGACTTGTTCTGAAATTCCGGCAGAGAGCCGTTCGCCATCTTGGTATCACGCTCAGAGAGCAGCGATTTCATCAACTGATCATGCTTTTCGGGGCTCAAATCCAAAATTGGATTGGACTTGACCCATGTCTCTGGGTCATTTGTTTCATCAAGGCTATCCTGTTCCCAGACCATGCACAGGTTATCGTCCAAAGAGCGGTCATAGTCGCGCTCCATGACCTCTTCCATCATCTGTTGGTCCTTGTAAAACTGTGAGTTGCTGTCCGGATAAGCCGTTGAAACCTGCAAAAAACAGTGATTAGGCTCTTGGCCTTGCCCGGATGTGATCTTGCCGTTACCTTCGATTATTGAGCCGATATGGTGGTCATCACCAACTTCATCGCCCACCGCAAACTGACAGTGGAGCGAGTCAAATTGGCCGGACTTATACGACATCCGCAGCAGGCGGTTGTGTAGCTTCCGTGACAGGATCACATCATGCAGGACAACAATTTCTTGCTGTTTAAACAGCTTTTTAAAAGCCGGCAAAGTCGAAAGCTTGGTAAAAAACGACTGCATATACTGGAAACCTTTTTGTGATTGACTCGTAACCGGTGCCGTATACAGGTAGTCGTGGTTCATCTGGCCTTTTGATTCCACCAAAAAGTAGAAAGACATCAATATCGTAGCCAGATAGGTCTTACCGTTGGTTCGGGCAACGGAAAAAATCGCCCGCATGTAGCGGAGTTGATCATTATCATCACGCCAGCCAATGACCGAACACAGAATCTTCTGCTCCCACACCATGAGTGGCAAGGGCTTACCGGCGTTAACGTCAGGAACCAGCTTTGAGTAGTTGATAATCGCCCGACATTTTTCCAAATCATAGTGATAGCTAAAATCTGGATCTTCCGTCTGCCGTCTTAGGTCCTGCAGATGCCGAAAAGCGTCAAGCTTGATCTTTTTACCGGCTAACTGCCGACCTTCAAGCACGGCAAATGCATATCTGGTCGCCGGATCGCGATACTTTTTAAAGATCTCATTGTAACTGCCAGCGTTTTTCTCGGTTTCATAGGCTTTTTCGACCGTCTGGCCTTTTTTGGTTAAATCCCACTTGCGCATCACCAGCCATCACCACCCGACAAGACGTCTGCTAGGCTTGGCACGTCATCATCGTCGCTGTCAGCAGTGAGAGAGAGCAGGGATGCCCGGCTGGTTGGCGTCAAGCCAAGCTCAGACGATAGCGAGCGTATCTGCCTGATTGCGGCGTCCATCGTGGATACAGCGGGATTTTTTTTAAAACCCACAAAATCACGATCGATAATTTCACCACGATTGTTCTGCACACTCTTATAGATTGGCGTCTGAATGCCGTTTTCCTGCACATCGTCAAAGCCAAGTCGATACAGCGCGATTGCCGAGCAGAGAGCCTCCACAGTTGAGCGGTCGGCGTTCTTGATAATCGTGCTTTGACGCAGAATCGGCGTGATTCGCTGCCAAGCTCGACCCGCAATAGTACCCTTCATGTAATTAGGCGGTGACGTCTGCAACGGTTGCAGGTCTTCAGTCGCCTTTTCGACCATCTCAGTGCGTCGATTCTGATAGGCTTTATTTTCTGAATTTTTGGTTACCTTCATTTTGCGTGGCATTGCGTCATCTCCTCTCTTACTTTTTATAAGTAAAACAGCCCCCATTAAGAAAACTTTTATAACTGTCGTTGCCGTAGCGTAAGGCTAATGTGCGGATTGCTCTTTTCTGAGCGCCTGTGGGGGGGCTATGAACGTTTTAGCGACCGCCTCGATGTTTTTCCCTTGTAAGCTGTCGATCAATGTATACGACCCATTTTTGGCGATTTAGATGTTTCAGCACATTATCACCATTTGGTTTGTCAGCGATATGTTTTTCCATTTTTGTCTTGGCAAGGTGCTCGCGTCTGCTTAGGCACCAGAGATTGTTGACATTCAATGGATCCTCGCACAGACGTCTTGGCACCACGTGGTCAACGATCAGATCATGATCAGTCAGTGTGATACCTGACACTCCCGATGCATACATGTCACGATTGACCACGTAGGCACGCACACGCTGCCATTCTTGGCTGTGATAAAAAGTATTGGCTACTTGGTCACGATGCTCACGGTTGTATGTCTTGTACGACTCGAGCCGTTGCTTGTGTGACACGTTGTGATAGGCATCATGCGCATGCAGTTTGGCATGCACGTCACAGTATCGTTGATCAAAAGGGATGATCCTATGACATCTGATCTCACCGCATTGGTGTACCTTTGCCATATCTGCCATCTCCCTTTCCAAAATAAAAAGCCAGCCGTTAAGCTGACTTAATTTTCTCAGTTATTGCTATCATTGTCAGAAGCAATAGATGGATATTCATAATTTAGTTTCAAAATCATTTCGCAAAACTTAATGTTCCTTTTTGCTTCTTCTTTTGTGTTAATTCTTATCTCGTGGTTTGCTTGGTTACCAAACTGTCTAATTTGATCAACCCATTCGTCACTTCGTGCACCGGCATAATGATGTTCATTCAAGTAGTCTACATACTGAATAAATCTAAGGCCAGAGTCTGCACCTAAGTCAGTAGCAATATGCATTAGCAACTTTCTGCAAAGAAGCACTACACCAGTATAAGCACCAGCAGCGAAAGAACTACGTGCTTCCTCATACACACTGCTTACCTCTTCTGGAACATTATTCACCGGTTCCCCATACCTATTACCTGGAACTTGAATATCCTTATAGATAAATGTCGGCATATGGCAATGGGTACAAATGTATACACCATATGGTTTTATACTATAACCTATACCATTCTGTTTTTTTTGAAGTGCCATACCCCTATTACTAGAAACCTCATGACCACAATATCCGCATATATACGATGCTTCCACGGTTCCACCATTCTTCCAAGAATTTGTTACATTATCTTCATATAAATCTTTAACCATCTTATTTTCACCTCATCCATATAATACAAAAGCCCGGTCATAATAACCAGGCTGAGGTAAAAATAAAATGATATGTAGTTTAACGTCATTTCGGACAATGACGGCCTGTGGAGTTGAATCTTAGCATCCCCACCTGAAGTATAGGGATGACCGTACCGTCTGCCTTTCTATGCCTAAGTCGAAAGGCAAAAGAGTTGATTGCGCTACTCTCAACGCAGATACCCGGAATCGAACCGAGATCAGAAGCTCTGCCATTGAGCTATATCTGCTGCCAACATGTGATTGATATGCAATCATATCAACCAATTTAAGAGGTAAAGAGTAGTGAGCAATGTGGCCATGAATACTTATTTTTCCCACTTGTCTCACTATAGCAATTATTGCACAGATCTATCCGGATAGCTTCCGGGTTTTTTCCGCACTTTTTCCGGTTTTCAAACTTGAAGCTGAGGGATTAAGTCATCCACACCTTCGATTACCGCCAGCTTGTCTAAGGCGGCCGCGAAGCGATTTCGAGCCGCCCGGTCAGCCAACTGGTATTGATCATTACCACCGATATTGACCATGCCTATCACGACTGCCCGTTTGGTGCCGTTAAGATACCTCTCCTTTAAGATGATTTGCTGGGTTAGCGTGCACGAGGCGATGCTTTGCTTCACGCACTTAATTGCTAACCGACAGTGAGCTTTGGCAATCATTGCTTCTTCCATGTGATTGCTTGGTGATCCATGGATGCCTGTCACGTCACCTATTGATCCAGGAATCATGCCCAGAACTTGTTCGGTTTCCAGCAGGCGTGGGTAACTATGATGGCGAAATGCACCTTTCCCCTGAAGAAAATCAGCGACATTTTGGGCGGTCTTTTCCTCGTCAAATTCTGGCAGTAGCTCCAATCTCATCACCCTTTCAGCTGTTCGTTTTCAAATGCCCACTCTTCTAGCCATAGCCAGACCGTTTTGGACGGTTTGTTCACAATGCTCCCAATTAAAGCCGGTGAGAAATAATATTTGTTATAAAGCATTAACAAAAATTCCGTCTTGGTTTCTTCATCATCTCGTGGGATCGAAGCATATTGTCGGCGGAAATCCTGAACAATTTCTTCCCACGCCTGATTACGTTGGCGCATCATGATTTTACGGGCATTGATGAATTTCTGTTCGTGCTGTTTGCGGAGCTTAAGGTGTTCCACTTTGGTTTGATGCTCGCTTCGCCGTAATGCATCGCGAAACTTCATAACTTCCAAATTATATCTTGAGCGCTCTAACCAGCTTAACTGGCGATTCTCTTTCTCGGCTAAAAACTCGCTTTCTAGCGCGTCTAGCAACTCAGGGGTTAATAAATCAGTCATCATTCAGCTCCTTATCTGGTATTAATTCCACTTACCATCGCCACACTGGGACGCCAACTAGCATCCACACCAGTGAATTGGCGATTACTAGCGCAGCGAGTACCGCTAAGATCCACTTGATTGTTTCACTCATTTTGACCCCTCCCTAGTATCTCTCATAAATCTGGTGGAATTTTTCATCTGACATCATTACCCAATCAACTGATGTGAGTCCAAAGACTTCACTCATACCTAAATACACAATCCACCACCCACGTTCTAGCGGAAGTGCATTATGGTCTAAACGAAACGTATATGTTTCACCAAAAAAACTATAACCATCATGGGTAATGTGGTACTTTTCCATCATTTCAAGAGAACCATCAAACTGTTCAGCTTTGATAGGATCTATCTTTCTGTAATTGTGTAGCATTAGTTATCCACCTCAATATCAAAGAAGCTGTCTACAAGTTCGCTAACCATTGCTCTTTGATTTGTTTCTGGGCATAAAGTTCTTAATAGAATTTCCATTGCAATTGCACATTGAATGCCATTATATTTTGACCCCGCCTTTTGGAATCCTTTAACAACTTGGTTAAGTGTTTCGCTATCTAATCCCTCTTGCTCTAGGTATTCTTTATTGATATTCATCTATCTTCACTCCTTGTTCAGTCGACGCCCACAAAATTGACAATAATTGATTTTAAAAGCGTCTTTAGGGAATCGCACATAGTTATGTGATGACTTATCTTTCAGAAGTAAGATGTCCTCTTTGATATGCAACTCAAACGCATCTGTCAGGCCCAAAATGTCTTGGTGATCCTGACAAATGGGGAACTTTGTTTCGATGGATGTCTTTATCTTGTCGACATCTATTTGCACGTGTGAGGTGCTGGAGCCGTCCGATTTTTCACTGTAAAAATGTTGATTGTCGTTCATCTTCATTGCAATTCCTCCTACTGTGCCTTGTCATCCATAATTGCTTGTTTCTGCCATTCGTCCCATTCTGCTTGGGCGTCTGCCTCTGAATACGGCTCAACGTCTTCGTGTTTCCAAAGTTTTTCCATTAGATCACCTCCGATTCACTGCTTAAATCCATACCCAATCAGTCCTTCATCCACAATCTTTATGGCGTCCTCTGGCGATCGGGCAATACCGTGGATTACACCTCGCTTGGTGAGGAACTCATGGAAACGCACCTGATCCTCACGTGGACGTCCACGCTCGTTTTTGACTTCGATATAAAAAGCCTGATGGTCTGACCACCGAAAGCCGTACAGGTCAGGGTGACCGCTTGGTACACCAGCCGAGAAAAATCTTCCATCAGGTGTTTTAACTGAGCCAACATTAACCCGGAATACTGTACACTGATGTCGTGACAATGATATCCGAATATCATTTTGAATTTTATGTTCACTAGTCATCGCTATCTTCCTCAATATATAAGATCGAAGTTAATGGGATGTGGATATCTCTTCCATCTGTATCCACACCATGAGCCCAGTCATCTTTAATTACTAGAGTTTGGAGTTCAATATAGTCGGCTCCATGATCATTCAAATAAACTGTAATCATTATTTTTACCTCTTCATTATCTGACCAGCGCGGGCATCCCACCCATACGGTGTTTTAAGTGCACTGACTCATTGGGGGGTAACACTAAAAAATAGTGTTACCATGTGTTACCCCTTACTCTCCCAAGGGATTAGCCCAGAAGTTACACATTTTATATTTTTCAACTTTTCTGTTTAATACATACAGGTAGATATATAAAATATAAAAGTTATATATATTAGTAATAGTGTTACCTTTTTATATATCCCTTGGGGCTGTAAGAGTCAGGGTGGTAACACATCAGGTAACACTATTTCAATGTGTTACCTTTTTTAAGTAACCACGCGATACTTTTCCATTTCGCTTACGCATGCCTTTACGCCAACCGAACCGGTTAATCATGATGTTGGCAATCTGGTTTGATAGCTTGCGATTCTTCGCTAGATCGACACCAGGAACAACTTTCAGTCCGATGGTTTCACTAGATAAGAAGTCTCGATCAGCCCAGTCGTTTTCTAGAGCATCGGCGATTGAGTCTTCTAGGTCATCGGTATACATGAACGTTTGCCGATGCTTATCCAGCTTTTCTTGCTGTTCACTGGTTAGGTCAAAACTATAATCATCGTTTTTGAAAAGATGGGTTGCTTCGCCCCAGACTTGCTTGACATATTCGGGAGTTAAATCCCGAACCGGATTAGCCACCTGTCGATCTTTGTCAACCAGCAATGGCAAAAAACGACGCTCACCAGTCTTGTCTTTTAAGTAATACAGGTTGTTGGTCGTCCGGGCCAACACGAAGCCTTTAGAAAATCGTTCCGCTTGATGACCATACGGTTTTCGGTACTCGAACTCTTGCAAGGTAACGAACTTCTTCAATACTTCAAACGTTGAATTGGCGGTTGCGGTCATTTCATCATCGTTCACAATTAATGATCTTCTCATTACCGCAAAATCATCTTTGTTTTCAAAGCTGGAGAATTGGTCGGTATAGTAACCGTATGGTGCTATTTTCTGGAGGATGGTTGTCTTCCCAGCGCCCTGGCCACCGACCAGGTCCAGCACAAAGTCAAACTTGCGTTTTGGATCATAGGCTTTAGCAACGGCACCGACGAAGAACAGTTTAGTGATCAGCCGGGTTACTTCCGAGCGTTCAACGCCGAGATAATCGCTGAAGAAGGTGTCGAGCCGTTTTTGGTGGTCCCATTGCTCATAAGCTGAGTTCATGTATTCAAGAACTGGATTATAACGATGGCGATTAGCAACAACCGTCAAGGCACTCCGGATCAGCTGGTTGGTAAATAGTACCTGGCCATAGTCTTTGGACGCCTCAATATAGGAAGCTAATTCATCAACATAGGAATCTTTTAGCATTCCCTTTTTGATCAGAAGCTTGTCACTACTACGAGCTACATCAATCTCACCAGTAAACTCGTTGAATTTGAACATTCCAACTAATTGGGGATCGCGCTCTAAAATCACTTCAATATTAAACAGGCTTTTTGGTTTAATTGCCCCTTTAGTGGTCCGAATGAACGGGTCCTCTTCGTCAACCATCTTGCTGAGCTTGCTGGCATTATCCTTATCAAACGGTACAACTTTATCTTCACTCACTTACTTCACCTCGCCTTCGAATTTCCTTTTTAATCATGCTATTGACGGTGGTTACAACCTCATTATCCGATAGGCTGTACTTGGTTCGTTGATTAGCAATCCGGGCCAATTCCAGGACACATTCCGGGTCAACATTCCGAAATAGCAATCCTCCAGCAAAGGCTGCCAGTGCGTCATTACGTCCACCGGTTGGCCCCAGCCCCTGCACGATCTGCTCAAATAAAGCAGACGTTTGGGTATGACCTTTAGGATGGAAAGCCTCAATCTTCTTGTTGCTGATTGTCGGTTTTCCTTTTTCTTCGATCAGCTGGATTAGTTCTTCAGCCGGTTGGATCATTGGCTTGCGGTTCAACCATTGATATGCCTTATCGTCAATAATACTTGGTGCCACCACTACATAGTTGTTTGGATGGGCCTTGATATCGACACCAGGTAAGAAGCCAATATTCTGACTAATTCTCTCCTTAGGTTTAGCGAAGAAAAATTGGTAACCATCATGCGCCGTCCGTTGGCACAATGTGTTAAACCATTCCGGATGGCTAAGATTCTTAATGCTTAGCGTGCCATCATCCCCGTCTTCGTGTCGATCGACATCAACAACGAAGAATTGATCGGTCTTCAAAGCGATGTTGGCATATGGATGACTGGTCCAAAACTTTTCAATTTCAGCTGACGTTAATGGCTCACGATCAGCAAACTTTACCAGCGGTTTTTTACCAACGGTAGGGATGACGCTGAATCCTTTTTTAGCATATTGAATTGCATAATTAACTAAACTTTTCATAGCTAGAACGGCAGGTCATCATCATCGACCTCTGTGGTAGTTTCTGAGGTGCCAAAAACTGGTTGTGGCTTTTCGATCTTCTTGCCAGCACTAAATTCGTAGTTCCGGTAAGGATTGTCAGGGTCTTTCTTATTAGGAGTTTCCTTGATCGTCATGTGTAAGGTCTTGCCCTCATATGGCTTAAAGGCGGCTACCAATTTTTCGTAAGCGTCGGTTTCGTTGTCTGGGAAGTAGTCCGGCTTCATTTCAAGACCAACCATTTCACCGATCTTGGCGATTGTCCGGATATTCCGGGATACCACAAATTCTGGCATTGGCTTACCCTTGCTGGTCTTAGTGGCTAAGCTGATCCGCAATTGTTCGTGCCGACTGGCAAACTTACCAGTGATTACTTGCATATCGAACAGCAAGCAATCCCAACCAGATTGGTAAACCGGGTGGTCAACCTTACTTAGCATTACTTCATAGTCGCCCTCAGGGATAAGTTGACTTTCATTCAACTTACCATCCTTAGCGTTCCAGTTGTTCGTAGCTTTCTTGTATGCATCTAAAAGTCCCATAATTTATTCCTCCTAATTAATCAAACATGCCTTCGCAAGATTCCAGTAGCTTCTTAATTCGACTATCCTTAATGTTCTCTGCCTTGTACTTAGTACGACGATCAGTAATGGTACGAGTATAGTTATCCTTCCCAAATTTCTGTGTATGGATAACCAGGTCGCAGTTGCCATTTACAACGTTGTAGTATTTAGTCTTTAATGATGGCCGGTAGTCAGTTGACCCGGTCTGTTCATCAGTAATCTGCAATTCACGACTGACATAAATCACGTTCATTGGCAATGCCTTCAAATCCATCACAAATTGTTGAAGAACTGTGTTGAACATCGCGTAGCCCTTGCCATACGGAATGTCGCTCAACGCTTTAACTCCGTTATCAATACAGATGGCCTGCTCAATCATGACGCAGATATCATCAATTACATCGATGATGACGGTTTGAAAAGTGTTGTCAGTGGATTGAAGTGCAGTGATGATTTCATCAAGCTGGTCAATGACTGATTGCTTCAGTCCACCATCGTCGTCACGAACGTTGCGGATTTGAATACTTGGTGCAGACCCCTGTTCACTGTTTCCATCGGTGTTAAGGGATAGTGGATGTGGAAAGAAGCTTGCAAAGTAGCTTTTCCCGGACATCGTGGCACCCCAAATAAAGAAGTTATGTGGTTGAGGCGTCGGATGTTGTGGTTTGTCTTCAGGTAAAATCGACATTTAATGTTTCCTCCTATTTTTGAATTGATACCAAGCCCAACCTGACGAGTAATTGTGCAATTTAGCATAGGCTTGTAGTTCTTTTAACGTCGTCAGTTGGCCAGGTGTTTTATCAGCAACATTGGCCATTACTTGATCCTCCAAAATCTTATTAACCATTTGCTTACGCCGTTTGATCGCTTGATTCTCTTTGATTTCTTGCAAGTCGACATTAACGATCTTGTAGTCCTTTTTCTCCGGATCAAGGCGATGACCACAGAGTGGACAGCAACTGTCCTGCATTTCTTTTCGGTAAAATGCACCGAAGCAGAATTTGCATTGGCAAATTGCCGGACCATTATCCTGCTTCGGCTGCTTACGTTTGTCCCTGGTCTTAATTGCTTCATTCCAGTCCCGATCGTTGTTGGAAAGGCCAAAATTTAGGAAATTATCCACGTGGTCAATGATGATAGCTGTCTTCCCTTCTCGGGGGTTCAGACACCGCATTGAGAATTGCAGATACAAGGCCAGTGAGCTAGTTGGCCGGGCCATGATGATACAATCAACATTCGGTAAGTCCACTCCTTCAGTAAAGAGATTCACATTAGCAAGAATTGTTAGTTGTTGGTCACGAAACTTCTGTACTAAACGGTCACGTACTTTTGAATCAGTATCACCGTCAATTTCTGCTGCGGTAATACCAGCTTGAGTAAACTGTTCAGTAACTTTTTTGGCGCTCTCGATCGAGTGGCAGTAAACCACTGCCTGCTTACCATTTGCTAACCGTTGATATTGCTGAACAATGTGACCATAAATTTGATGACTGATTGCTTCGTCCATACTGTCTGAACTGTAATCACCATGTGCTTTACGCAACTTTGAACGGTCAATATCCCCCAGGCCATAGTATTTGAATGGTGCTAGGAATCCGTGTTGGGTTAACCATTTGATTGATTTACCAACGATAATGTCATCAGCAATCTGATCCAACTGGTCATGGCCGGTTCTAATTGGTGTGGCTGTGAAGTACAGAATATAAGCGTTCGGGAAAGCTTGCAAAATCCGTTGGTAAGACTTAGCAAGTGCGTGGTGGGCTTCGTCAATCAGAATTAATTGAGGTTCAGTTAGTTTATTCACCCGCCTGGTTAGCGTTTGCACCATTCCCATTGTGGCAAGGTTCATGTTCACATCTTGTTTTCTAAAAGTTGTCTTAGCCTGAGCTAGAACTTCTTTCCGATGAATGATGAACATGACCCGATTACCTTTACTGGTAGTCTTCCTCGCTATTTCAGCCATGATGACTGTTTTCCCGGTACGAGGTGGCTGTTGTACGATGATTCGCTTGTTGCCATGACGCATGCTGTCTAAGATGTTTGCGATCGTTTCGGATTGATACGGCCGCAGCTTAAATGTCATCTAATCACCCCCAAGCGGTGGCTTAACTACCATAAGTTATCCCTCCGTCGGTTTGATCGTGATGTTGAGGCCGTGGGTTACCTTAGCCGAAACAACGACCTCCCCGTTCTCATTCACTAACCGCCCATCATCAATTTCGGTGAGTGTCTTTTTGTACTCGGCCCAATCAAGTTCCCTCGTGGTTTTAACCTTGATGAACTTGTCGTCGACTCCAGCTTCAAGAATCTTCTTCTTGTCGTAACTCCACTTGGTTTCCTTCTTTTTGGAAACCTTGCCGTTACGGCCGGCGTACTTCCACCAGGAGTCTTCTTCAATTCGCCGCCGTGCGTAATCATCGATTAGCGCATTCGCTTCCTCAATGTTGGCGTTAATTGATTTTGCTTCCGATTCGTACCAAGCGGCGGTTTCGTCCAATTCTTTCTGACGGCGGGCGTTGATTGTCGCAAGATGTTCGTTAAGCTTGCGGAGCCGGTACAACTGCTTAGATAGATCATCTTCGCTGTAAAGGCGCTTGTCTTCTGTTTCTTCGTTCACTATCAAAACCTCCCGGTTGCTTCGTGCTTCCAGTCTTTGGCAATCAGAAGCATACTTTCGATTTGTGCGATAATTGCGTCGTGTTCTTTGATTGCTTCACCTCGTGTAATTGGTTCGTGCAGAACCATGCGGTTAGCGTCCGCAAGCAAGAACTCCCCTGCTTTAATCAGCCGGTTGGATACTTGCCCGATTTTCAATTCGTTTTTCATGGTATAATTACCTCGTGATTTGATTTCTTTTTTTGGCCTAGCGGTGACGCTGGGCCTTTTTTGTTGGAAAGCTGTACTTAAAGCTCGTTGTTACGAGCGGGATAATCGCAATGATGGCCATGACCACGTGGTTCGTCAGTAGTAGCGAAATCGCCAATACGAACAAAGCTGCGTATGCTAATCCTTCAGTGTTACTCATGTACCTACTCCTTGTAGTGTTCGTTGCGTAGCTTCATCTCTAGCTTGTGGACGCGCTCGGATAAAGTGACCCGATCCACGACTAGAGCGATGATGAAAGTCGTCAAGATCACGGCTAACGCGGCCATTTGAATCACTCCTTTCACGGCATTTTAGCTGTCCAGTCAATCTCACTATGGTGCTCATGCATCCATTTCCTGGCATATGGCAGGTAAATCTTAGTGACGCTACCCTTGCCGTGTGCGCCTTTAGCCCAAGCACCTTGATGGCCATTCTCGATCTGGATTTCTGGGAAACGGTCGAAAACGTACAACCGAATCCATGATTTTGCTTTGCCGGCAAAAAGGTCAGCTCGAATGTCTTCGAGTTTGACCCAGTCCGGCTCAGGCTGTGTGGTATTAATCAGCGGTGCGATCTGCTCGGCTAAAGCCTGCAGGTCAACATCACTTAAGGTTAGTTGCATGCTCATCATCCTCCGACAGTCTCAGCAGATAAGGGATGCTTACCCCGAGATAATCAGCTACGGCTTGTAGTCGATTAACTTGAGGCACGGACTTGTTCCATTTTGAAATGGTACCGTTGCTCAGGTTTAAGTCGTGCTCTATTTTGTAGATCGACTTGCCTTGATCTGCTGCTAGACTTTTGACAGCGCTGTAGATGCTCATAGTTGCCTCCTTCCAGAATTATTTATTAGAAATAATTCGCGCAATATTGACTAATGATAGAAAACATTCTATTATTAGTGCATAAGAAACAAAGCCATATTGCACTATGGCTCATCTCTTGTTAGCTTTGGTTCTGTGCCTTTATCTCAAGCACAAAATTATAGTATCACAGAACCATTTCTAATACAAGGGTAAAAATAGAAATAATTCTGGGAGATACAAATATGAACACTTACGAAATTGTAAAAACACTCGCAAATGGCCGTAAAATGACAGTTGCTGAGTTAGAAAGAAAGCTTGACCTATCTAATGGATCAATCTCAAAGTGGGCTAAAAGCACGCCTAACTCAAAATACTTAGAAAAGGTAGCAGACTATTTCGATGTGTCAGTAGACTATTTACTAGGCCGTAATGCAAAACGATTTGAGTTTGACCTTGACAAAGCTATCGACGAATCGCGTAGTTTTGACGGTAAGCCAATTTCTGACCATGATAAAGAAGTTGTCAAGAAAATCCTACGTGGATATTTTAACTAAGCTGAATGGCGGTGATAGGCATGGATCTATCAATTAAAAAGTTGCTTAAACGATATGACGTTAAAATAGAATATACAAATGAAGTAGAATTTACAGCCCGACTTTTTAATACTCCAAAAGGCATGGTTATCATCATGCGCAGCGGGATGCCTGAAGAAATGGAAAACCAAGTAGTCTTGCATGAAATTGGACATATCAAAAATGACGGCTGTCAATCCTATCAAGACTGGCGGTCAAGGATAGTCATGGAAAAAGACGCTAACGAGTATATGCTCGATAAAGTAGTCGGCGATTACATCGACAGCTGCGACCCTATCGAGCTTAACTCAATCGATTTTTTAGAGCATCACAACCTTAGCCAGTCTCTTGACCATGCTGTGCGAAATTTGATCCGCAAAAACTGTCCAAATTCTGACGACGTTAAAAGCTGCATTTATTGGGAGTGATTATTTATGATGATTTTAGGTTTTCTTTTTCTGCTGCTTGCCGTCTGGTACTGGATACGCAATCGTGACCGTAAAGGCGGTAAAATCAGTGCTCTGCTCTTAGCGGTGGTCGGTGTGACTATCATCGGTTTTACCCACGCTGATAATGTGGATAAGCAACGGGCAGCAGAATCGTCGTCGATTGCGTCGTCTAAAAAGGCCAAGTCCGAGTCAATCTCGGAATCCAAGAGCGAGTCACGTGACCAGGCTATGAATGACGCTACATATACCGCGCTGGCAAAGAATCTGACCAGTCAAATGGCGAGCGACTCTACGCTTAACGGCTTTAAGATTGCCTACAAAGACAGCCAGTTTTATGTAACCGTACCCGACAACGTAGCCGCTATGACCGATAACGAGCAAAAGGAAGTCTACAGCAGCGTGATTAGTCTGCTCGAAAGCCACAACGCTAATGCGCCGGTATCGTTTTACGATCAAAATGACAACCCAGTTGCTCGCATGACACTGAGTGGTGGCGTCAAACTGTACAAATAAAAAAGCCCTCTCCGAAGAAAGGACGTGTGAATATGGACACGATAAAATATCACGATGCAAACATAGCCTATTTTAGTTTTAAAAATAAAATAAACGAAGATGCAAAAGCTCCCGATACTAAAGTGTTTTTGGAACAAGATGGTTCTATCGATTTTAATTTAAAATGTTCTCTTAATTTTGGTGCAGCTTTTCAAAAACTCTTAAAAGATGACGATTGGTACCTATACCTTACTGTTCTTTCAAATGATTCAGCTTTAGATGAACAAATATACCTAGATCAAATTTATGGTCCTATACCAAACGAGATCGGTGCGGTGACTTTTGGCGTAGGTTTTCCAGTTCGTATCGATGGAAAGCTTATTAAGCGAAATAATATACGTTCTCTTGACGTTGAATTAGCAATAGCAAATAAAACAGATGAAGAGCCCGGTTTTAATATTGCTGTTAAAAATGGATGCTTTTTCAAAACAGTTATACCAATTTGGAGTAATTAATTATGGAAAACGAAGACAATCTAATTCAACACGATTTTGGTAAACATACAAAAAATTCTCCTGGTAGTCCTGCTTATTTCACTACACATACACGATATAATAATGGTAATGGAGGTGGAAACAATATGGATGATAAAGGCTTCGTAACTCATACTGAGCTTAAATTAAGCAACGAAAAGTTGCTGCATCACATGGATAATCAATTCAATCGTTTAGGAAACAAGATTGATGGTCAAAAAGTGTGGATGCTTAAAGAATTATCCGCAACGGCAATTTTTATCGTTACAATCCTAGGATTCTTGATAACTATTTTTGAATTCTTAAAGTGATTTAAGCCCGCCAAAATTTGGTGGGCTTAAATAATTATATTCTCAAAGAACATACGTTTTGAAACGCGGCAAAAAAATGGCAAGCTAGAATTAGTTGGCGTGATGATATTGGTAAGCTACACCAGAAGAGCAAACTGGGCTTTATTTTAAAGAGGTAGATTAATGGCACAAATTATTAAAAAAGGCCCGTCTTGGATGGTCCGTGTGACCTGGCGGGACGAGGACGGGAAGCAACACAAAAAATCTAAGTCAGGCTTTAAGACCAAGGCTGCCGCTCGTAAAGCTGGGGCAGAAATGGAAAACACAAAGTACAGAGGTGGTTTAGGAACTGATAATCCGATTTTTGCCGATTACTACCTAGCGTGGTATGAAACCTTTAAAGAGGCCAAGTCTGCAAGAGCAACCCGTGATTTCTACACTTACTGTACTCACGTGGTTAATGATTATTTTGGTCGTGCTAAAATTCAAAGTATTACCCGTACTAAGTATCAGCAATTCATCAATGCGTTCGGCAAGGAACGCTCTAAACACACCGTTACAAAGGTTAATGCCTATATCAAGGTTGCCGTCAAAAGCGCCGTGATGGATAAAATCATCCCTGCCGACTTTACGGAGGGCGTTGAGCTGGTATGGGACGATAAGCGATCTCGCCACGTGGAGTACCTTAACATGGAGGAGATCGAGCGGTTGACGACCTTAGTTGAGAAACGCTTGTCACCCGGTTTCCCGGTCCGATACATGATCCTCACGGCCATTTACACAGGGATGCGCTTGTCAGAAATTGCCGCCCTAACCTGGGACGACCTCAACCTCCCGTTTAAAACGATCGAAATCAGTAAGTCGTGGGACTTCAAGGGGCGGACCTTTAAAGACACCAAGACAAAAAGCTCCCGCCGGATTATCAGAGTAAACCAGGAACTATTGGACTGCCTGGTTGAACTAAAAGCTAACGGTCATGATCTCGTTTTCGCCCGTAAAGATGGTTCCATCTGTGGGAGTAGCTCCGCCAACCGAACACTGAGACTATTTTTAGATAAGCTGAACTTGGATAAACCCGGCTTTCACTTCCACTCCCTTCGACACTCCCACGTTGCCTACCTGCTGGCGAACGGGGTTCCACTGTATGCGATCAGTAAACGATTGGGTCATTCCAACATGACTACCACCGCCAATCGTTACGCCTACTTAATCGATGAATTTAAAGCCCGTTCCGACGATCAAATTGAAAGGGCGTTGGTGTCCTTAGGTGTCCCGGATGGTGTCCCAACTTCGTTATTTCTATGATTTTCTATTTCCTTATTTCCTGTCATACCAAGGGTTTAGCTTCCCTATTTATCCTTAAAACATCCTAAATACTCTACAACAAGTAATCTCGGTTACTTGTTAAAAAAGCCGACTCCGTTACGGGGCCGGCTTTTTGTTTTGGTAAAACATTAGGAGCGTCCTTCTTCGGTGCTTGTTCCTGTGATTCGACATCGATATTTTCCGCAACGTTCTTTGGTTGCTCGTTAACATCTTGTGGCATGTTGAAACCTCCTACTCGCATTTAACGGCTTGGGAGCCTGTCTCGGGTTTTATTTAACGTCCACAACTGCACGGAAACGGACATAAAAAAACGGCTACCATCTGGTAACCGTTTATAGCCATTCTTTAAACGACTTAAAGATTCTAAAAGCTTTCTGCATCATTGAGTTCTCGGCCAGGTATTCCAAGCCTTCGATAGTGATTCTTGCGTCCTGGAACGAATACAAGACTCCCTCCTTCGTGTGGGTGAAGGTAACTCCTTCAATGTAGTTGTGATCGCTCAACATTCGCAATGTCTCAACGTACTGGGCTTTGGAAATCAGCAGCGTTCGCTCATTAATCACACCTGGATCAGGTTGTTCACCATGTTCATAACAGTACTTGAGGTAACTTAGAATTTTATAGGCTACCGTGAAGAAATCGTTACTTCCCAT